CCCCGCCCCCGACAGCCGCTCGCCCATCAGCCGCACGACCTCCTCAGCAGCCAGCTCCCCCCGCTGGCCGCGCTCGACCAGGTCGCGCAGCTCGCTCATCTGTGCCTGGAGCGCCGCGTCCCGTGCCGCCTCGGCCACGGCCAGCTCGTCGATCCGAGCCAGGATCTGCTGCGCGCTGTCGCCCTGCACGCTACCGAGGATCGACGCCAGCATTTCGCCGTGCCGCCTCAGCACGTAGGTAATCGCCTCCAGGCGCCCGTCTGGCGCGTGGGACCCGCGACCCACCGACCAGTGGATGTCCTGCACCTGCTGCGCGAGTCTGCGCTGCGCGTCATCCGACAGTGCCGTCATGAATCCCCCCTTGCCGGCCAAGATGTCCTTGGTCCGTGCGACGATCGTCGGCTTGGCGGCGATCACTCCCGATCCGGGACACGAGTCGTGTCCCCACTCCTCACCCAGCCACTCCCGATCCATCGAGTGGTGGCCGAGGCCGCGCTCGCCCGGATGGCTGGCGATCGCCACCGGCACGCCGTGCGTACGGTGCAGCCAGGCGAGGATCTGCGCGCACGCCTCGATCTGCCACTCGGTGGGAGCGTCCGGGGCGTAGCCGGCCAGCTCGATCGAGTTCCAGGTGCGCGACCCGCTGCGCTGGCACCAGGCGATGTAGTCGGAGTCGACCATCTGCGCCCACTCGCCGGGGTTGCGGCCGACGATCCACGTCGAGCAGGTGGTGACGCGGGTGCCGTCGCGGTACTGCTGGTCGGGGTTGAGCTGCCAACCGATGGTCCCCTTGTAGGTGCCCTCAGCAATGTGCAGCACCACGCCGTGGTGCGCAGTCATCCGGCCGCCGGCGTTGGGCGAGGTGTACTGCTCGACCGGGTGGCCGCCGAGCTCATGTACACGAGGCATGGGTCACCTCACGTCGCCGGCTCGACCGTGACCCGGCGTTTGTTGATCGTGGCCGTCCCGCCGGTGACCCGGTGCAGCAGCCACGCGTGGTAGGTCTCGCCGGGCGTCAGCCCGGTCACGAGACGATGCGACTGGCAGGAGATGCTGTTGGTGCCGCTGACCGCGCACGAGTCGTCGTCGGTCGGTCCCTGCCCCGGCACCTGGGTGCCGCCGCCGATGACGCTGCCAGTGCGGACCTCCATGCCCAAGAACGTGGTGCTGGAGCCGCTGTTGGACATGCGGCCGAACCAGGTGATCTTGACCCGGCCGGTCGTCGGCGCGACGAACGCCACCCCGCAGTCGGCATCGGTACCGCCGGTGACTGCATCCGTATAGGTGGTGGACGTAGCGTTAAGAAAGCTCGGCGCGGTGGTCGATGCCGTCGGTGGAGGAATTAGATCCTCCAGATAGACGACTGCCCCGCCCTCTAGCGACATCGTTGCCTCCTACCTCGCCAGTCGCCACGGCTCAGCCAGGGCCACCGTTGCCCCGGCCGGGATCGTCTTGACCACCCCGTTGACCGGGTCCGGATCGACCGTGAGCACCTGCGGATCACCCGACCCGCTCGCCCCGGTCGCACGCAACCGCACCCCCGACACCATCAGGTCCATCGGGTAGTGCGCCGGGTCCGCCGTCCACAGGTGGGGATACCCGGCCGGCCGCTCCACCAGGAGCTCCGTGTCCTGCCCGGCGGCGAACGGCGCCGCGGTCTGCGAGCGCACTGACACCCGCGTGGTGACCCCCAGAACGCCGACCGTGTACGGCCCGGCCGGCTCCATCACCCAGGTGATCGTCCGCTCAGCACTGGTCGGGATCACCTCGGTGTATCCCTGCACCATCAGCCGGATCGGGCCCGGCGGCACCCAGTCAGGCAGCCCGCCGAGCACGAGCACCCGGCCGGCGTCGAGCGCGACCGCCCGCGCCAGCATCTCCGGATCGGACGCCCACGGGTCGGCGTGCAGCCGCACCGTCAGCGCCGGATACCGTTCCTCTTCCCAGCTCAGGATGTGGCGGATCCATTGCGCGATGCCGGGTAGCTGCCGCGGGTACGCCTCGTTGACGGTGATCGACCTGTCGTATCCGGACCCGATGCCGTCCGGCGGGTCCTGGATGGACATCGGCCCGCCCTCGACGACGGCACGGGCGGTGCCGGTCGAGCCGACCACCGTGATGTCGTTAGCCGGATCCTGTGGCCCTGCCGGCTCCAGCGGTGGCGCCAGGTGCCCCGCCGAGTAGTCGACCTCCACCAGAGGATCCTGGTTGTACAGGCTGGTCCGCGTCCGGTAGGCCAGTCCCAGCGTCTCCCGCTGCTCGTACAGGATGCCGCCGTCGGTGGTGGCGCACTCGACGACCAGGTCGTACCAGGTTTTGACCCCCTGCGGCCCCATCGGCGAACTCTGGTCTGGGTCGCCGACCACGGCGATCGGGATACCCTGCTCGGCGCCGAGCCGGGCCAGCCGGGCGGCGGCCGTCTCGCCCCGCCACCCGTCGGCAGCCCACCAAGTGTACGTTTCCGCGGCCGGTACGGGCGCCCACACGGCGACGTGGCCGATGACCGGCATGCTCGGCGTGCCCGACGGCACCTCAAGCGGGTTGATGATCACGTGCTGGATCTGGCCGGCAGCGCCCGCCATCGTGTCCTCGAACGACTCGACGGTCGCGGCGAGCACGCCATCGATGTACATCCGTACGACGATCGTCTCGGCGATCGTCTCGGCGTCGACACGGTAATGGTGCGCGACCCCGTCGAAAACGGCGAATGCGGCGAACCCGCTGCCGAACGTAGTCAGGGGCGACCGGTCCAGCCCGTAGCCCAGGAACACCCCAGACCCGCCGACCTGCACCTGCCAGCGGATACGCCTCTCCGCGTCCAGATGGTCAACGAACGCGTCATCTGTCACCCACTGGATGACGACCTGGTCGTCGTCGCGGTCACGGCCGCACAGCATCACCCACTCGACCCGCCACCCGACCTCGCCACCCTCGGCCCCCTCGACCTGTGGCACCGGCGCCCACAGAGTCCCGCCCTCGGAGAGGTCGATAACCGGCGCCGACCCAGGGATGCCCTCGCCGGATCCGAACGCCGGCAGGCCAGCGGCGGGCTGCGGTTGGCCGCCCGTGCCGGGGATCGTGAATCGGCTGTACCCGAACCTGCGCATCGGCTCAGCGGCCGGCGTTGACGCATCCGGCAATGCCGCCACGCTGCCCGGCGGATCCTCCAGCGGCCAGTACGCCACCGGCGACGTGGTCGGCACATGCCGACGCAGCGCCGACTGCAGCGGCCGGCGGGCCCGGCTCAGCCGGTCCAGCGGGCCGACCGCCTGGATGGGCACCCACCGGTCGTCCCCACCGATCGACCAGCGCGGCGGCCACTCCGGCACCTCGAGCACGGCCCGCCGGTCGACCGCCCGGTAGCGGGAGATGCTGATGCTCAGTGGCGTGTCCTCATTGCCGAGGACAACCCAGGTGAGGACGCCTATGCCGCCCGGTCCGGTGATGTCGGTGTCGGTGGCGGTCAGCGTCCACGTAGCCGGTTCCGGCTCGCCGGCGGGCCAGATCCGCAGGCTGAGCCGGCCGTCGACCACGCTGGTGCGTAGCCGGTACGGCTGGTCGGCGTCGTAGGTGAGGCCCGGGATGTCGGGCAGCGCGGCGAGCTCGATCAGGCTGCCGCTGATCCATTTGGAGATCTTGGCGGTCAGGGTGCCGCCGGGGTTGAACTCCAGCCTCAGCCAGTAGCAGTCGCCAGTGTCCGGGTTGTGCCGTGCGATATGCCCAGTGACCACCGCAGCGCCGGTCACCACCGTCGGCACGCTGATGTCGGTGACCTGCTCGATGTCGACCTGGTCGGCGTCGAGCCACACACCCCTCGTGGTGTGGGCCGTGTCGTGGATGATCGTGGCCACCCCGCCGGATACGGCGTAGTCGGAGGCAGCGGTGCCCACGTGCCACTCCTGCCCGGAGTCGGCCGTGCCCCACCCGGACGCCACGGTCCGCGCGAAGCCGTCGCTCGCGACGGTCAGCCCGATGCGCAGCGGCGTTCCCCTACCGATCAGCCCGTAGTACGGGCTGCGCGGGTTGCGGCTGCTGTACCGCCCATCATTGTCGATCACCAGAGTGGCGGTGGCCGGCGCCGCCACTGTGCCCTCAGCGGTCCGGCCACGGGTGATCGTGATTCCGCCGCCGCTGGACGCCACCGCCTGCCGCACGTGGTCGGCCGGGCCGTCGGCGTCCGTCGCCAACGGCACCCACCCCAGCGTCGACCCGAGGTAGATCTCGGCCTGCGGTTCGACCATCAGGCCACCGCCTGCCTGACCGCGACCCGCAGATCAGGGCGGGTGCGCAGTGATCGCATCAGCACCTCGACCAGGAGATCGTCCAGCCGAGCGCCGCCTGACCGGATCTCGATCGTGGTCACCCCACCGGGTGACTCGCCCGGCGGCAGCACCGTCTCACCGGCCATCGCCAGGATCGGCACCTCAGCGCCCGGCGGGCCCGGCACCACACCGCCGGTGTGGAACGTCGGCAGCTGAGGCATCGCGAACGACGCGCCGCCGAGCCCTGGCACCCACCCCGGCAGCTGGAACGACAGCCGGCCGACGGTGTTGTTCCACGCCTTCGCGATGGCGTTGAACGCTGTCCGGTACGGCCAGGTGATGATGTCTGTCAGCCCGGAGAATGCCTTCTTAATGCTGCCCGGCAGCGACTTGAACCAGTCGAGCACGTTCGATCCCATCTGCTTGATCCAGTCCCACGCTGCCTTCACCGGGTCACCGATCTTGCCCCAGACGGCTCGCCAGAGGTCCTGGAACCAGGTGGTCTGCGTCGCGATCCACACGATCGCCGCGACCAGCGCACCGATAGCTATCACGATCAGACCAATCGGGTTCGCGGACATCGCGATGTTCCACGCCCACTGTGCTGCGGTGGCGACTCCGGTCGCCGCCGCACCGGCCAACGTCGCCACCCGCGACGCCACTGCCGCCGCCGTCGACCGGACCGCCGACGCGGTCACCGCCGTGTACGCCATCGACAACAGATTCACCGTGCCGACCAGCCCAGCGGCGGCCATCGCCACGGTCTCGATCTCCCGACCCCACCGCTCCAGCGTGGTCGGGGCGGCGGCACGCTGCGCCTCCGCCATCCGAACCCCAGCATCGGCCGCGTCGATGCTGGCCTGCTCCATGTCGCGAGTGGCCTGCGCCGCATCCTCCTGCGCCTGCGCCAGGTCCGCGTTGGCCTGCTCGACATCCAGGTTCGCCTGCTTGAGATCGAGCTGCGCCTGCGCCAGGTCCTGCGCTGCCTGCCGTGCCTCGAGGCTGTTGGCGCCGTGCTCGCGGACCGCCGCGTTGTACTCCTCCTGGGCGACGGCCGCGTCGATCGCCGCCTGCTTCTGGTCGAGGATCGCTTGCTCGGCGTCGATCTGCGCCTGCTTGGCGTCGATCTGCGCCTGGTTCAGATCCAGCTGCGCTTGACGTAGATCACCGAGTGCCTGCTCGGCGTCGAGCCCGGCCTGTCGCAGGTCGACCAGCGCGCGCGCCTGCTCGATCGCCCGGTCGGCACCCCGGGTCTGCAGCGCCGCGAGCGCATTGACGGTGCCGCCCGCGTCGTCGATCGCCGACGACATACCGGCCGCCGCGGCGCCGACCCGGGCCATCCGCTCCCCGTACTCATCGGCCGCCCGGCCCGCCTGTGTGGTCTGAGCCGACGCCCGGGCGGCGGCCTCGCCGACGCTTTCGGTGGCCTTCGCGGCCCGGTCCGCCGCCTTCTGCAGCGCGGCCGCGTCACCAGCAAAAGTCAAGGTTACGTGCGGTTTGCTGGCCATCTAATCCTCCGCCAGCCCGACCGAGCGGATGAGGTCGATCAACGCCCGCTCGAGCGTCGCCGTCAGTTTCTCCTGGTTGTCGTAGTAGGACCGGTACAGGTATCGGCCTTCCGGCAGGAACGGCCGCTTGATCAGCAGACGACGATTCGACAGCCTGATCGTCCCGCCGAAGTCGAGCCACGGCACGTACGGCGCCTTCTTGCCGCCCTCAGTCACCCGCACCGCGGTACGCGTGGACTGAGCGCGCAGCGTGCTGAGCGCCAGGCCCGTACGACGTGGGAACCCGGCCTGCCGAGCCCCGCGCACAATCACCTCAGCGCCGACGTTCAGCGCGACGCGAAGCGCTTTCGGCGCCTCGCTGTCCAGTCGGCGCAGGCTGCGGGCGAGCTGCGACAGGCCCTGAATCCGGATCGCATCCACAGCTCACCGCCCCGCCTTCAGCCTCTCCAGCTCCGCCCGCTGCGCCAGCCGGGCGTAGTAGACGCTCCAGTACACGTATTCCTGATTCGACATTTCCTCCCTCAGCTGGGCGACCGTCATGCCCAGTTTCGAGGCGAGGAAGAATTCGAATTCCAGCCCCGGATCATTGTCCAGGGCTTTTGTATGCCTCCTTATCGGACCTGCCGGCGATACCGGACAGCTCGTTGATCCGCTGGGTGACCCTCTCGATCTCTGAGAACGGGGCGTTCTCCAGCCACTGGGCAGCCTCTGCCTCGGTGAGCTGCGGGTCGACCACGCCCCACGAGAGCGCCAGCGCCTCCATGTCCCGGCCCTCGCTGGCGCCCTGGCCCAGCTGCTTGATCTCGCCCCGGGTCAGGCCACGCACCCGCACCGTGCCGAGCCCGGCGAGCTCGCCGTCAGCCTCCGGGCAGCGCCGCGTCAACATCCACGCCTTGTCGACTGCCATCCTCCCCATCCTCTCGTCAGGTCGACGTCTGAGTCGTAATCGTCACGTCGTCGCTGTGCTGCAACTTCAGCGTCCACATCACGTAGTCGGCGACCGGGTGCGTCTCTTTGTATTCGCCCACGAGCACGTCGACCGACCGCTCCGGCTTCCCCGGGCCCGTGCCTTCCGGTCGGTAGACCAGCGTCGTCACCGACCCGATCAGCGGTTCCAGGATCGCCCGCGGCCCAGAGCTGGTCGAGGTGTCGTACTTCCCCGACAGGTCGGTCGACCCGTCCAGCAGCCCGCCCTTGTACACGTTGGCAGACTTGCCATACGTGGTGAGGTTGTGGCTGGCCGGCGTACGGGTCCAGTCCGAATCGGTCAAGAATTCACTGATATCATGGCCGCCGATGATGACGACGGTGTTCTTACCGTGAACCTCACTCATGCTGATGCTGACCCCTTCCCGCTAATTTCAGCGCTGAATACCGCGGCCAGGTAATCGGTCGTCCCCACCGTTACGACGTGGATTTCAAACTCGGTTACCCTTATCGTGTTGAACGTGGTGTAGGTTCCCGCCTCCAGCACCTGCTTGATCGAGGCTGGCCCTGACCCATCGCAGTAGGCGGCGATCCGATCCCGCGCCGACCGAGCCGACGGTTTGGCGACCACGACCACGATCGGGATCGTGAGCTTGTCCATCCCGCGGCCGTAGGCCGCGTCGAACTCGCCCCGATCCGGATAGGACACGATCGCCGCCGGGGCAGTCGCGTCGTCCGGCGGGTAGCGGTACACCCTCAGCCCGTCGATCGTGGCCAGCCGATCGCCGATCTCGTCCATCACCGCGGCGAGGTTCACAACGGTCACCCGATCCCCGGCAGCACCAGCGGCCGCAGCAGCGCTTGCACGTCAGGGTCCACACGAGACAGCCGCACCGGGCCGCTCCACTCCGCCGACCCCAACACACCCTCAGGCGAGTCCTTCCGCTTGTACAGCCGGATCGCCTGGATGACCGCCGCCTGCTCGACCACCGCCGGGGTCGACGGCCACCCCCACGCCGCGGTCACCCGCACCCGCGCCGGCCACACCCCACCGATCAGCAGCAGCTCGGTCACCGGCCAGCCGCGGGCGATCGCGTCCAGCGGCTGCGCCTCGACCCGGGCGGTGACATCCGTCCACGAGGTGCCGCCTGGTGTGCTGGTCTCGACGGTCAGCCCGGGCAGGGCGCCGATGTCGTCCACGAGCAGCACGTCGCCGTCGGAGGTGCGGTAGGTGCGGCCTCGGGTGTTGAGGACCCGAGCCGTCGCCGAGCCGGCGGCGGCGAACGTCCGTCCGCAGTACTGGTCGATCTGCTGCGACGCGGCGGTGATGACAGCGGACAGGATCGCGTCGTCGACGTCGTCCTCGTCGTCGATGTTGAGGTTGGCCTTCACCGTGGCCAGGTCGGTGTAGTCAGCCACTGCCACCACCGCTCTCGGCGGCCTGTGCGGCGGCGGTCAGCGTGCGGTGCGCCAACCACTCCCGCTCACCCACCCACACCGTTTTCGCGTGGGTGGTGCGGATGCCAGTGTGCACGTAGATCGGGATGCCGAGTCGGCCCAAGCGCCAGCAGAACGACAGATCCTCCGACACCCACCGGCCATCGGGGTACTTCACCGGGTCGAACCAGGTATCACCGTGCTCGGCGCGCAGCTTCTCCGCCGCGCCGCGGTGGATCAGGATGCACGCGGCGCCGGTCCCGTTGACCTGCACCAGCGTGTCACGCGGGTAGTCGGCCGCCGCCACGAACCCGGCGTTGCCGGACGCGTCCTGCCCCCACCCGTAGATCGTGGGCTGTGGCCAGGTCAGGTAGCCGCCGAGCCCGTCGCCGTCGCCTTGGCGCAGGCTGAAACAGAGCGCGCCGACGACCGGCCGGGCGGCCGGGTCGGCGGCGTCGACCAGGAGGTCGACGACGTTGGCCGGGAACCCCATGTCGGTGTCGACCATCCACAGCCACTCAGCCTCGGACTGGTCCAAGAAATAGGCCATGATCCGGTTGCGGGCGTCGACCAGCCCACCGGTCCCGGCCCGCATCATCAGCGGACCGGCCTCGCCGAACAGCCGCTGATGGTGGGCCACGTCGTGGTTGACGACCGCCATCAGGCTGACGTGGAAAGAGTGCTGGATCTCGGTGCCGGGGTGCACGTACGCGGCCAGCACACTGCCCTCACGCACCCGCGACCACCTCCCCAGACAGGACCGGAGGGGTATCGGGCGTCTGCCGAAGCTGACGCACGGCGTCGACGTCGGCGCCCATCTGCTCGGCCCGCCACCGCTCGTACGCTGCCCGGTCACGGGCGTACTGCTCTGAGGAGTTGACGCGCCGGTACTGTTCATCCCACGGCGCAGCGCCGACCAGCGGATGCCGGTGCTCGATCACCACGTCGGGCAGGTAGACCAGGCACCCCGCGGCCCGACCGAGGTCAGCGACCGCGTTGTCGCAGTACAGATGCTCTACCGGCGCCGGCACCATCCGGCCCAGCTCGCGGACGATGTCTGCCGTCATCGCCCACTGGGTGGGCAGCCGCTGCCCCTGGATGCGGTCGTCGCCGTAGACGATGCCGACACCGAGCCGCGCCAGCTCGGCGAGGTACCGGTCAGCCCAACCGGGCGTGCGCGGTACGTGGTCGTCACCAGCGTAGCCGAGCGCCCAGTAGCTCTCGGAGGCATCGCACGCGGCCAGGTCGAGCTTGTGGACCATCGGCATCCACGCCGGCACCTCGTACCGCGACACCGGAGCCGTGCCGGCCGCCGCCGGGACGGCCCGCCGGTAACCCTCGATCTCGGGATCGTCGGCGTCGACGGCCACCAGCAGATCCGCCACACCCAGCGCACCGGTCGCCCGCCACGCCTCGACGACCCGCGCCACGGACTGCGGGCGTCCGCGCGACGGCACGATGATCAGCAGATCAGCCACGGCCAGCCCGCCCACGCTGCGACCCGCGCACCTCACCCGGTGCACGGGTCGCCCGCTCGACCCGCGCGCCGGCAGGCCGCTCCGGTTCGGCGGCGAACAGATCCGGCCGCTCCTTCACGAGCGCGGCGTCGGCGTCCCACACGTCGCCTCTGCGCAGGGTCGTCTGCCCCTGCGACCACGCCACCGTCAGGTCGCTCGTGGCGTACACCACCGCCGCCATGGTGATCACACTCCTCACGCCAGGTGCCAGGTGGAGAGGGGGTGCGCCTGGCCACCTGGCCAGACCAGGCGCACCCCGGCATCCGACCGCCGTCAGGAGGTCTTGTTCTGCAGCATCCGGAACGCGAGGTCGTTGATGGAGTCCGCCCCGCCCCGCGCCCACGCGTACCACGCCCGCTCACCGGTCGGCCGGTTGTTCGTCACGTCGAACACGTGCGGCACGAACTCGATCTGCATCCCCGCCCGCTGCGCGACGAGGTAGTTGCGCCAGTCACCGACGATCAGCAGGTTCGCCGCCGCCGTACCCGCCGGCAGGTCGGCCATGTAGTCGTTCTCGTACATCGGCCGGCCCTTGAGCCGGGTCACGCCCTCCGCGGTGAAGTTCACCGTGAATGCCGCGCCGGCGTCCTGGCCGAGCTGCTGGATGGCGCCGTTCACGCCGGTGTGCGACATCCACGCGGTGCGGGCGGCCGGACTGCGGTACCGGATCGGCAGCTCCGCCCACAGCCCGTTCACGTCCGAGGCGGAGATGGTGCCGGCGGTGGTGGTGGCCACCTCGACGTTGGTGTTCGCGTCCAGCGCGGTCACGATCCCGTAGGGCTCGTTCGAGCCGTCGCCGGCGCCGACGGTCAACTTCTGCACCAGCAGCTCTGAGTAGCCGGCGGACAGCAGCGCCTCCATTTCCCCGGCGAACCCGGGGTAGTCCGTCGCCACCTCGATCGAGTACGGGATGTACCCGTCGCACTTGTGGACGTTGACCACCGGCTGCGCCAGGGTCGGACTGCCGTCGGTGGTCGCGGTCGCCTCCGCCCGGAACTTCCAGGTCACCCCGGCGGAGCTGACGCCCTTCCAGGCGTCGGTGGTGATCGTCTCCACGCGGGCCAGGCCGAGGATGTCGTTCGGGTGGCCCTGCTGCGTGAGGATGATCGTCGGGTCGATCAGCACCGGCACGCCGAACCCACCGGCGGAGTCCGTGCCGATCGACATCGACCGCCACTCCTCGAACGCCTGGACCGCCCGCGCCTGCTCCGGGGTGAGCACCGGATTCGCCCGGGTGACCAGCCGCATGAACGCCTCGCGGTAGTCCGGGTTCTCCGTCAGCAGCAGCCGCTGCGCGATGTGCACCCCGTTGGTGTTCGGGTTCTGCGCCCGCACCAGCCGCTCGACCGCCGCCCGCGCCTCATCGCTGAGGTGTGCGGTGTTGTCCCGCCGGTCGAGCACCGCCAGGGCGCGGTCACGCACCTCCTGACGACCCAGGCTGCGCACGTCCCGCCCGTCGCCCCACGGCTCCACCCGGGCGCCGAACTGCGTCGACCGCCAGCGGGCCCGCGACTCGGCGACCCGCTCGGCACGCTCCGCCGCTGCGATCGCGGCCACCGTCGTCTCGTGCTCGCCGTCCAGCGCCGTCCACCGAGCCTGCTGCTCTGCGGTCAGGTCGCCGTCGCCGGCCTCGTCGTTGATACGCCGCAGCTCCGCCTCGATGGCGCTACGCAGCGCTCGCAGGTTCGCCACGGTCGGGTCGGCCTCCGCCGCCCGCCGGAGTGCTTCGAGATCCATCGCCCCTCGCCATCACGTCGATCAGGTGCAGACGACGCGCACGCGCCGCTGCGGTGATCCCCTCGACGTGGCGGGCCGTGCTCGAGGTGCCGGGTGCCGGGGTCTTGGGTGCACGCCCCGCACGGCCCGCGGGCCCACCGGCGGACGGCGGGGTGCGGAGCCCGTGCAGGGTGCGCCATGCCTCGAACGATCGTACAAGATCGTCGTGCCGGTCCTGGTCGCGCTCGGCGAGCCGGGCCGCGTACCAGTCCATTCCGGACTGCAACCGCACGCCGGCAGTGGCCTCCGGGTTGGCGGGCCAGGTCACCGGCCCGGCCTCGTACAGCTTCACCTCGGTGATGGTCCGCTCCGGCAGCCCTTCGGGGTTGTGCTCGGATTTCTCCGGCTCGCGGTCCCACCATTCCGCCAGCACCTCGAACATAAACGAGGATCCGTAGGCGCCGGCGCGCAGCCCCGGCAGCAGGTCGCGGTTGTAGCTGGTGTCCAGTAGCCCGGCCTCGAGGTGCGGCGACTCCGGACGCTCCTCCAGCACCTCCGGAACGCCGAGGACCTTGTCACCGATGTGGAAGTCGAACCCGTGGTTGAACAGGATCCGCACCTGTCCGCCGCGCTGCGCGATGGTGCGCTTGAACGCGCCCCGCGCGATGCGCTCGATGTACCTGCCCTCCCACCACGAGTTGACCTCGTACCAGACACCGAAGCGGCTAAAGTCCAGCTCGAGGGTGGCGAGCCGACCGTCGTCCGCCGACCCCGAGTCGTCGACCCCGACGGCACGCGCCGTCGGGGTCACGAGGCGAGGAATGCCCACACCGCCCCGGATCACGTACAGTCCGCGCATCGACCGCATGGTCACTCCTCCTCCTGTGCATCAGGGCCCGGCCCGCCCGGCTCTTCCTGGTCGGCAGGTGCAGCGCCGGTGACACCGGCTGGCACGTCACCCCATGGCACCGGGTCGAGGTGTTCTAGTTGCCGCACCTCGTTAATCGTCTTCCACTTCTGCGACAGCGCTGACGCGTGCGCCGCGTAGCGCTGCATCGTGGACGTCTCCAGCAGCGCGTCCCGGTCGATCACCACGTACTGCGGACGCGGCAGGAACTCGGACAGCAGCCGTTCCAGTCTCTTGATCCACTTGTTGAGCGAGTACTTCAGCAGGTGCAGGTCACGGTCCGCCAAGTTGCTGTACGTCAGGCTGGAGCCCTTGACCGCATACCCCAGGATCTCCGCGATGCCCGGCCCGAAGATCCGCGCGCACTGCGACTCGCTCCAGCCCATAGTCTCGAGGAACTGACTCTCCTCCGGGGCGATCTGGATCTGCGACCACGACCAGCCCTTGCCCAGCACAAGCGGCTCACGCCGACCGCGCACCGCCGCCAGGAACCTGGCCTTCGCCGTCCGCGCCGCGTCCTCACCGACCTCATCGGTGTTGGCCAGGATCCCCGTCGGGTGACCGCCCTCGCGGAACCAGTCCGCGCCGAACTGCACCGCCGCCAGCGACACGCCGATCGTCGACGCCCGGTAGGCGATCGGCGACAACCCCAGCACCTGACCCGGCACCGGGTTCACCCGACGGTGCAGGAACGCGGCCTGGTCGATCTCACGCCCGACCACGTGCCACACCGGCCGGCCATCCTTCAGATACCCCGACACCTTGTCGGGGTGCACCAGGTCGACTTGCTGCAGATGCCCCGCCGTCGAGCGCTGCAGGATCAGCCCGTACGCGTTGCCGCGCAGCAGCCACGACACCAGCACCTGGTAGCACCAGTCCTGACGACCGGTGCCATCCCCAGCCGGGTCTTCGAGGTAGCCCGGCACTGACAGCCGCACCCGGTCCGTGCCACGGCCGCGGTACACATCTATCGGCAGCTCCGAGCAGATCGACGCAATCAGGTCCACCGCGGCGCCGACCGCCACCGACTGCAACGCGGTGTCCATCCGCGACCCGTCGATGTCCGCGTACCCCACACTCGACACGGGGATCCACGGCACCCCGCCCATCGACTGAGCCGACCGCACCGGCCGCCGCCGCCACACCGACATCAGTCGCCCACCACCGGTCGGGGGCGACCGTCACCGAAGTGATGCACCCGCCGCGGCACCGGACCCGCCGACACCAGGTCGTACGCCCACAGCGCGGCGCCGGCCGCGATCACGCCAAGTGGCGTCCAGATCATGCCGAGCCCGACGGCGACCAGCACCGGGCCGACCACACCGGGCAGGACCTGGCCGGCCCACCGCACCGTGGTGCCAGCGGCACCCGCGGCACGCACCACCCACCGGTCACGGGGAGAGGTCCGGTTCGCCATGACTACCAGGGTACGTTACGAACCGAAGGCCAGATGGCGTGCACACCTACGAATCGTAGGCGTACACGCCATCATCACCAGATGTTCTGCAACGGATCGTAGGGCGGTTCCTCCGTCGGTGGCGGCAGCGTCCGCGCCAAGTGCACCGCAGCCGCCGCCGCGTACACCGCGTTCACATGACCACCCCGCCGGCTGAACACCCGCCGACCCGCGCGGTACAGCCACTCGGCACCCTCGATCTGCGCGTTCAGCAGCGGGTCGGCCGAGTGTGCGATCTGCCCGGCAGCGACCAGGTCGGCGAACCCCTCGCACACCGCCGCCGTCTCACCCCGGATCGCCTCGACCACGACCCCCTCCGGTGGCCAGTCGACCCGACCCACCGCCGCCCGGTCCGCCAGGTCAGCGGCCAGCGCGACCGCCGGCCCGTCCGGCAGCCAGCCGAGTTTCACCGGCCTGGTGCGGGCCAGCAGCCGCGGCAGCATGCGCCGCAGCTCCTTCGTCGCGTACGCCCCCTCCCACGAGTGGACGAAGTCGATCCGCACCCGGCCGTCGTCAAGCACCGCCGCCGCATACACCACCGCATGCCGCAGATCCGGCGCGACGTCGAGCGCCATCACCACCCGGTCCCGCACGTCATCCAACCCACCCGGGTCCAGGCACTGCGCCCACGCGTCCGGGTCGATCGCCGGATCCCTCACGGTCGCCGGAATGCACATCAGCTCGAGCTTGAACGTGCGCAGCAGCTCCCCACCTTTCGCGACCGCCGCCCTCGCCTCATTCAACAGCCGGTCCGGCGATTTCCCACCCGGCAATCCCAGCGTCGGATTCGCCATCGCCAACGCGCGCAGATCCAGCGGGTCAGCGCCCGGCGGAGCCGACCACTCGAACAGCCCGAGCGACGGATCACCCTCGCCCGTGCGGATGTACTCGAGTGCCGCGTCACGCAGGTCGTTGTACGGCTCGCCCGACGGATCCGGCGTCGTCAACGCCCAATACTGCGCATTCTCGAACCCATCCATCGAGTAGTACGCCGCGCCGTACGCGTCGTAGGTGTACTGCTTGGCGAACTCGTCAGCGATCACCCGCGAGTTCGACATCGACCGGCCGCCCTCAGCATTCGACGCGGCAACCGAGTAGTGGCAGTCCTCAGCCGTCCACCATTCCTCTTCGCCGGCCGCTCTCCGGATTGCCCGACGCTCCGGATTCTCACCCATCCGCGCCCGCAACTCCGGAATCGACAACGCCAGCTTGAACGACGAATACCACGGCCGCTTCGCGTACTTCGTCAACGTGCTGGTACCGAGCACGCTCGGCTGACGTTCCTCGAACAGCCAGTACAGCGTCAGGTCCTCCACCTCGCGCGACTTGCCGTTCTGCCGGCCGACCACCACGATCACGCGGCGGAACCGTGGCACCCCATCCGGCCGCAACTCGCCAGCGTGGATGCTCAGCCACCGCTGCCACGGCCACTTCGGCCGGCGTAGCACACGCTCGGCGAACTCGACCTCGCGGAACCCGAAACTGGTCTCGGGCGTCAGCGCGCACCCGCACCCACACGGCCCCGGCGGGCCCTCCACCAACGGCGGCGTCCACAGTCGAGGGACAGTGCTCCCCACAACGGCACTCTGAGCGTCGCTCTGCCTCGGACCCATATCGAGATATGCACCCCGCCCCGTTCGCGTCTCTACGGCCATCTCAGCGGCCCCTACGCCCGGTCTGGCGCGCCGCGCGCAAAAAAAGAACAG